CCCCAACTCCACCAGCAACAGCACCAACTCCACCACCAAAGAGGAGAGGGAAACCAGCTCCAAGCATTAAGCTTTCTCTAAATCTTCCTTGAATATCAGCACGTTTAGAAGCAGCCCTTCTTCTTGCTTTTACACCTATTTTTCTAAGTCTACGTTCTTCTTTTAAAGCTTTTTCCCCTTGCTTATATTCACGTTCTAAACGTGAAATTGCTGCTGTTGCTTTTGATAAAGCTTGATTATATAAATTCTGATCACCTGTATCTGCTGCTGCAATTACTTTGCCAGCTAACCCTCTTGCTCTTTGAACAGCCGCCCCCTGTCCAAAATCTCTAGCTTTACCTGTTCCAGCAATTTCAGCTCCTGACTTAGTTTTCCTTTTTATCGGATCAATAGCAGCAATACGTTCTTGTAATCGTCTTCCTTTTTCAAAACCAATAGACCTCTTAGCAGAAGCTCTATTTAAAGCATTTAATTGTTCAACAACACGACTTAATTCAGATCCTAAAGCTCGATACGTTTGAATATTTTCACTTCCTGCTTTATCTAATTGACTAAATTCTGTTTTTAATTTAGTTACTTGTTGATTTAATGCTGCTCTTTGCTCTCTCGGACGTTTGCCTTCCCCACCAGCAAAATCTAAAGGAGAAAGACCTGCTGAACCTGCTTCTCTTATTTTTCTTGAAACCAACCCTTTTGCAGCACTTAACCTTAATTGTTTTTGCATTATTTTTTCTTCTATTTCAGCTCTTCTCTCCGCACCTGCATCCTCCATTTTGATAACTCTCATCCTGAAACGAGCAGCCCTTAATTGTCTTTCTAGGTTTCTTTTCTCCATAACCTGCCTTGCTTTTTGCAATCGCAATTCAGCACTAGCATTTCTACGTTGATTTCTTCCCTCATTTATATCTCCAACAAATTGCCCTTTTGAATTTCTAGCCCTAGCAACTGTATTAAATTTTTCTTTTGCTCTATTTAAATTTGCATTTATAGCTTTAATTTTATTTTCTATTCGTTCTGCATCTTTAGCTGCGTCTTTAAATACGTCTTTTAATTTTTTTGCGTCTTTTAAATTCTTAACAACGATATTAATATTATAATTTTGATCAGCCACAGTAAAATTCCCTCCAGTCTCTTTAGTTTACCTGCGTCTACGGATTTTTTGCATTTCTTCTTCTTGATCTTCGTTCAATATTTGAAAATAGGCACTCCAACCCAATATTTCATTCATCGTTAACTGACGGATCTCAGATAAAGATTTCCCTAATTCCTTTGCCACAGCAAATTGAAGCATTAACAAAGGATCTTTTCTAATCTCCGCACTTAGAATTTTGGGTCAATATTTTCTTCCTCTTCCTCTGAAATAACAGCAAGCATCAAAGATTGAAGGTCAGAATCTCTTACTTCATTCTTTAAAACATCAATTTCACCAAGATTAAACAACCTCTGACCATTTTCATCTTGTGCTTTTGTCATCAAAAGTCTTAATGCAAATTCATTAGCATCATCAGACTTAGCTCCTTTTTGTGCTCTTTCTCTTTCTGCCATCGTTAGTGGAGCAACCCACATTTCAAATACTGTTCCATCAGATAAAGTAACTTCTTTTTTTGTTGCTTCTAAATTTGCAGCTTTCTTAAGTCGATCTATTGCTCTTAACGGTGATCGTGTAGATCTAGGACTAGATGTCATGATAAAAATTTATACAATTTTATTCTAACCTAATAGACAAGAAAAAACCCTGCACAAGGCAGGGCTTATAAAACATTCCAGTTCCGTTCTTATTATGAACGGCTAAAATCGAATGTTGGAACTCCAGCAGGACGGAAATTAACTGTTACTGCTTGTGCATCATCAGGAGTAACACCTAAAGAAGCAGAAGTTAATGTTGCGTCAAAACTAATAAAGCGACTAAGAGTATCACTTACAGTTCCACCGCTATATACACGATCTGTATAAAGCTTAAATCCTGCACCGACTTGTTGACGTTGAAGAACATCTTCAATCATGCGGTTAGAAAGAGAAGCATCTTCGTTTGTCATGTAAGCAGTTGCACTACCTGAACCATCACCAAATCCAGCAATGTACTTTCTAAATGGAACATACTGACCAGGGTCACCACCGATTGTAGTTACATCAATTTCAGCTCTTTCAATTTCAAAAGACCACTCACTAACTTGAGCAACATTTTCAAATGCAGCATAAGCAACTTGAAACTCATTAGGAGCTGCGGCTGTTCCCGTATTAGTAATATCTACAGCAGAACCACCATTGGTAGCAGAAACAGTTAATGCTCCAGAAGTAGTTGTATAAGTTTTAACGTAATAAGTTGTTCCAGCAGTTAATCCAGCAGGTAATGTCCCTGTTCCTGCCCCACCTGTTGATGAGTTGACAACACTAAATTTGACAGGATCACCAGCTTTAAGATTTAAATAAGTTTCAATAATTATTGTCTCAGTACCAATAGTTATATCTGAAGGACTAAAAGTACCTGTTGTTCCTGCTGGTGTGTAATAAAGAGCACCTGATGTGCCAGATAAACATGTTACGGCCATGAGGCTGCTATAGAAATTTACCTATAGATTAGCTCAAAACCGTGGCAACGTAAGAAGTCGATATTTTCCCCATAAATAAAGGGCTTGTTTCTGTTGTGAAAAAATCTGGCCCTGTAATAGCTCCAACTTTTAAATAAGTTCCAGTTGTACCTTTTGTTCCATTATTAATTGTTTCTAAAACATCAACAGCAGTTGTAATTAATGTTTGATTTCTTGCTGGCCCTTCT